AGGATAGGGTTAATGCGGAGCTTAGAAAATTTAGAGTTCCTTTAAATGAGATTGAAGTTCAGTAATGTGGTATTGTCCAGAAAAATATAAAGCTGATAGCCCTGAAGACGTCAATAAAGTTCTCAGCGAGCTAAAAGGACAGCTTGAAGGAAAAGAGGCTAAAATATCTTTAGCTAAATTTTTAAATTCTAATATTGGTTTAACTACAGAATTGATATCAGGAATCAAGCTAGCACCATATCAGGAAATTACATTGAAGGGCATGATGGAAAGCAACTTTTCAATGTGCGTTTGGGGCCGTGGCGTAGGAAAAACTTTTGCAGCTTCAATATTTTGCTTTCTTCAATGCATATTTAATCCAGACACAAAAATATTAATTGCCGGACCAACGTTTCGTACTGCAAGGTTTGTGTTTAACAATTTAGAAAAAATCGTAGACTCAAAAGAAGCAAAGCTTTTAGCTCAGTGCTTTGGTGCAAAATCAAAAAGAAACGATCAATTCGAATGGATAATTAATGGAGGCTCTATAACAGCTATCCCTTTGTCTGGAGAAAAGATTCGTGGTTTTCGTGCAAACGTTCTTGTGCTAGATGAGTTTTTGCTTCTCCCAGAAGACATCATTAAAACTGTTCTTATGCCGTTCTTGGTTGCTCCTCAAGATATGAAAGAGAGAATCAAGATAAGAGAAATGGAGGACAAGTTAATAAAGTCAGGGAAGATGAAGGAGTCTGACAGAATTGAGTTTAAGAATAACTCTAAGATGATAGCATTGTCTTCTGCTTCTTATACTTTTGAGAATTTGTATAAAACTTATAAAGACTGGACTACAAATATATACTCAAAAGACATTGTTGGTGATACTAGATATTTTATATCTCAGCTAGCTTGGGACTCTATTCCTGATCACATGGTCGACGAAACAGTTATTGAGGAAGCTCAATCGGGAGGTTCTTCGTACTCAGTTTTTCAAAGAGAGTATTGCGCTCAGTTTACTGACGGAAGTGATTCATATTTTAGCGCAAAGAAAATGCACGAGTGTACCGTAGAAGATGGTAGCTCTCCAACCGCTAGTATTGTAGGGTCGAAAGATAAAAAATATGTAATGGGAATTGACCCATCTTTTTCTAATAGCCCTAGTTCTGATTACTTTGCTATGTCGATTATAGAGCTAGACGAAGAAACTCAAACTGGGACTTTAGTTCATAACTATGCCGTGGCTGGAGGAGATTTAAAAGATCATATCAATTACATGACGTTTGTTATCGATCATTTTAATATTGTTTTAGTAGTGATTGATAATGCCGGTTATCAGTTTATAGATAGCTGCAATGAGGCTGATAAGTTTAAAAGAAAATTAAAGTTCATAGATTTTAACAGTGACGCTGAAGGACTTGATTATGAAAACATGATCAAAAAGGCCAGAAGACAATATAATCAAGAAGATGGGGCTATATGTTTTAAGCAAGTATTTACTGCTAGTTACATAAGAAAGGCCAATGAGCACTTACAAGCTAGTATAGACCATAAGAAAATATGGTTCGCATCAAGATGCACAGCTAATGCTTCTGAGTTTAATAAATTTTCCAATAAGAAAGCACCTTTAAAATCTATAGGCCAAGACTCGATCATCGATTTTATAGAAGGGCAAGACGCGCTGATCTACCAAGTTAAAAAGCAATGTGCTCTGGTAGAGGTAAAAAGTACGGCCAAAGGAACACAGACGTTTGATTTACCGCAGCACCTCAAGAGAAATACTAGCGCAAATAGAGCTAGAAAGGATAATTATACTACCCTTATGCTGGGAAACTGGGGTGTTAAGTCATATTTTGATATTATTTCATGTGAATTAAAAAATTATTCTGATACTTTTGCTCCAAGATTAATATAAAGAGTGTATAAAAAAGGGAAAAGAGAGAAAAAAAATGGAAAAATCCACCAAAAAAACACAAACCGCGAAAGGTAACTCTCCGGATAAGAAAAGTAATTTAGAGAAAGCCGCAGAAAACAGCGATTCTTCGGGCTCTTCCCCTTTGATGGTTGGCATGAGCGAGTCTTCCGCGTCTACTTCTACGAGAAGAAATGTTTCTTCTACGATAGAAAGGTCAAATAGATTTGAGAATATTGAAAGGGGGATGATCCCTTTTAAGACTGCTGGTGGATATGGAGCTAAAACTTCAAACGTAGACGTAAAAGAGGCCGTTATTTTATGTCAAAAAGCCTACTACAATTTCGCCGTATTTAGAAACACAGTAGATTTGATGACGGAGTTTTCCGTAAATAATATTTATTTTAAAGGTGGCAGCAAAAAATCTAGAGAGTTTTTCGACGCCTTTTTTAAGAAGGTAAATGTCTGGGACTTTCAGGATAAGTTTTTCAGAGAGTATTATAGGTCGGGCAATGTTTTCATACATAGGTTTGATGGAAAGATTTCTAGACAAGAGGTAAATAAAATTACTCAAGTTTTAGCGTCTAATACTGGACAGCTAAAGCTTCCTATTAAATATATAATTTTAAACCCGGCAGACATTCAGCACGGAGGAAATTCTGGGCTTACTCAAAGTGCTTATAAAAAAGTTTTAAATGCTTTTGAAGTTCAAAAATTAAAAAATCCAGAGTCCGAAGAAGATATTAAACTGTTAGAATCTTTGCCCAAGTCTACCAAAGAGCAACTTAAAGGAAGAGGGACTTTGATAACGGTCAACTTAGACCCGGAAAAAACAACGGCTATCTTTTATAAGAAACAAGATTACGAACCATTTGCAGTACCTATGGGCTATCCAGTTATGGAGGATATTAACTGGAAAGCTGAACTGAAAAAAATGGACATGGCTATTTCCAGAACGATGCAACAAGCAATTCTTCTGGTAACTATGGGTACTGATCCAGACAAGGGTGGTATTAACCAGAAAAACTTGTCTGCCATGCAAACGCTTTTTGAAAACAGTTCTGTCGGAAGAGTGCTTATAGCGGATTATACTACGAAGGCAGAATTTGTTATTCCTAGAATTGCAGACCTGCTAGACCCTAAGAAGTATGAAGTTGTTGATAGAGACATTTTAAATGGTCTTAACAATGTGCTTTTTGGGAATGAAACATTTTCTAATCAATCAGTTAAGTTAAATGTTTTTGTAGCTAGGCTTCAACAAGCTAGAGAATCGTTTATGAACGAATTTTTAATTCCTGAAATGAAAAGAATTTCAAAAGACTTAGGATTTAAGAATTACCCCACCCCGCACTTTGATGAGATAGACTTAAAAGACGACTCTCTTTGGAATCGTATTATGGCCAACTTGATGCAGTTGGGAGTCCTTACCCCAAATGAAGGAGTCACCGCTATAGAAACAGGAAGGCTTCCAGACGAAGAAAGCTCAAAGGAATCTCAGGAAAAATTCAAGAAGATGAGAGATCAAGGCTTGTACATGCCATTAGTTGGAGGAAGTCGCGCTGGGGATCAAGGTGGCGGAAGGCCAGAAGGGGAAACTGCCCCTCAAACGACAAAGAACGTAAGCCCTGTTGGCGAGTCAACTGGTCAAAAAATTGACACCAAATATTCTTTTAATAGGATTATGGAGTTGATGACTTCCGCAGAAAAATTAAACAAAAAAGTCACAACTCTTTTAAAGAGAAAGCACAAACTTAAAACTCTTAACGAAAATCAAAAAGGAGTAGTTGATTCTATATCGGAGTTAGTAATAGTGAATGAAGCTCCTGAAGACTGGATTTCTAAAGCTAAAGATTACGTCAATAAGCCCGTTGATAAAAACGCAGATAGAGTGAGACAAGTAGAATCGATAGCTGCAACCCACCAAATTGACTCTTATCTAGCCGGAATAATGTTCGCTAGCAAGCCTTAATGAATCGAATAATTTACAATACCGAAGAGGTATTTTTCGGTTCTCCTGAACACGAAGATGGAGGAGCGTATTTATTTATTACTGGCTATGAGATTTTAAAAAGACTAGATAAAGTTCAGTCCGTAAATTACTCTTTTGAATCACCTTCATCAGACATAAATGTGTTAGGAAGTACTACTTCCATAGACACTATTCACACTGCTCCTCCCTCTGCTAACGTTTCGTACAGTTATTATTCTCATGGAATTTCAAACGAACAAAAGGCAGGATTTTATGTGCAGCAGCAAGGAACAGAAAAGAGAAACTTTTTTTCTAACCTAGTAGATAAAGATACTTTTTCTGATAGAAAAAATTTTTACTTAGCCTCAAATCAAACTCCCGGACAGGACTTGAAGAATACTTTGGCAAGCATGTCATCTTTAAAGTTCGAAGGAGATACACAAGACAGGGATACGCTTACTGATCCTAGAAGTGAAAATTATGATCTTTTTATTTTCCAAAATTCTTACGTAAGCAGCTATCAGTTTGATGCTTCAGTAAACTCTTTTGCTAGAGCTTCAGTCGGTATGGTTTGCGATAACGCAATTATTATTACGTCTGGAAAGTGGGTAAGCATTCCCAAGTTTAATGGCCAGAGTGGGATTGTGGAGTATGACTCTAATAAAATTATAATTCCTAAAAGGACAATACCAACTTCTCAAGAAAAAGATGTAGGAAGGGTGTTTAGGGATCATGATATTTCTGTTCTTG